TTCTTGAAATCAACTTTTTCTTCGTCAACTTCAATTACTGTTTCATCGTCAACAATTGTAACGCTCTCGGGATTTTCACGGTAAAGACAATCCATGAATCGCTCATATTTAATGACATCTTTTTTTCCCTTCACGATCACACGAACATAGCAACCAGCATACTTAGAGCAATCGAAGTCATTGAAATCGTCATCATATTCTACAACAAAAAATTTATTTTTAGGATTGACAATAAATTCTACTTGACTACTGTTTGTATTGTAGACCCAGAAGCCTTTAGAAGAGCCTAAATCGTTAAAGGTCATTTGATATTGAGTTCCTAAGTAATTAACATTCCCTTGAGTAGAATGTTGATGAAAATGTCCGCTCAAGACCTTATCAAACTTGTTAAACAAAGACGATTCAAGACCACCACGAAACGGAACGCCGGGAATAACATAGTGACCGTTGAGTTCCAAATGACCGAGCAAAACATTTGCGTCGTTGTTTTTAACATACGAAAGAAAAGAATCTTTGTTTTCAGGAGAAAGCCAAGGTAAGAACATGAAGGATGTTCCATCAAAGTTCATAATTTTTGGCTTTTCATGAATGTCAATGTTATCATAGTGACCGATTAATTCACGAACAGAATTAACAAGATTGGTATTCTTAAAATAACAATCGTGATTACCGGGGATAACATGAAGGTTTACACCCAACTCCTCAAAGCGTTTGAAGAATCGAGTGCGAACCGTATGTAATGTATTCATATTAATAAACTTGCGACGATCAAACACATCTCCGAGATGAAAGACTGTTTTAATATCGTTTTCAATTAAGTATGGAAAAAATTGTTCATCAAAGAACTGAAACATATAATCAAGAAATCCTTGATGATCGTTTCGTACTCCGAAATGTGTGTCATTTATTATTGCTATTTGCATCTTTCGTTTTCTTCTTTTTCGTTTTACCAAAACCTTCTAAATCTTTTTTAGAAAGAGAAAAGAACTCAGCAACATCTTCTTTCTTCGAGGCATCTTTTTCAAAGTAATTTTCTTTGAACCATTTTGAAAATGTTCCGTCATCATTTTCTTCCATCATTTTAAATTTAATATACGATTGCTTCTTTTCTTTTTCTATTCTTCTTAAGAAAGCATAGTATATCATCTGTGTAAAATACGAAAAAGGATTTTTTGACTTTTCTGGATCAAAATTGTGAGCGTACATTAGGCAATTTTCAATGCCATCAGACACCATTTCATCACGATATGGATAGTTTGCAAAGTTTGGTCTGTGTGATAATTTCTCTGAAATTTTTAGAAAACAATCACCGATATACTCTGAAACGGCTGGTTTTGGATCACCTGCATCAATGGCTTCTTTGTATTCGTTTTTCCATTCAACCATCGCATTAAAGAATTTTTCATTGTCAACATAATGTTTTTTTTCACTCATTTTCTTCACTTTCATCATTATCTAAATAATCTTTCGCAAAGGGACTCCAATCTGTCCATTCAGTTCCATCCCCTTTTGTGTATTTTTTTTCACCAGATATTTCTTCATGATTTGTTTCACCAAAACTTCTGGCAATTTCACCAAAGTCATCCTCGTTGATAACTCCAACATCAAATAATTTTTTGAGAGATTCAAAATTTAAAGAAAGAGACATCACTATGAATTCTTCTTTTTCTTTCATTGTGCTTGAATCTCCCTCCTCTAATTCTTGAATGTTATCAAGTTCATCTTGAATTGTTTTCTTCAACTCTTCAAAACTTGTACCGCTAAATATGTCCATGTTATCAGACATAATGGGATTAACATCCGCTCTTTCTTTTTCTTCATCATACATTTCTGACATTTCTTTACTTGGCCGTAAAATTGTCACGATAAAATCCTCTGGTATAGAAGTTTCAATTTCTTGTGTGTGTTGAAGCCAATCACGAAGTATTACAAATTCTTTTTGTCCACCGAGGGGATCCATTGCAACACCTGATCTCATAGCCATAGGTCGTTTAACCCGAAATTTTTTTCCAGAAGATTTGATTTCTGTAATGATTTGTTCACCACTTCTCAACTTTATTATTCTATAAGAGTTTGGTATCATCTTTTTTCCCCTCTAGTTTTATCTTTAAAACTTTGTAGTTGAAATTTTCATTCTTATAAATTTTCAATCGTGCGAGCATGTGATTGTATGTGTGATTCACATGTGATTTATATCTTAGATCATCTGAAATATCGTAAACAGTCAACTCATTCTTCTTCTCCGATTTTCTGAGTCCTCTGCCGATAGACTGAAGAACTCGAATAACAGATTTAGACGGTGAAGCAAACACTATATTATTTATGTTTCTAATATTGATGCCCGTGGAACAAGTTCCATAGGATGCAATCAAGTTTGTGTTTGTTTCTTTTTCCATGAGTCGTCTTATATCCTCTCTTTGTGAAACATCCGTTCCACCATAGATTAGGTGCGTATTTTTGGCACCGGCAGATATAGCATCATATAATGGCTTGCCATGTTTTTCAACATAATTAAATAAAACAAGAGTATTACCTTTGAGATTTGAGACGAGGTTTTCTATGAACACGTTTCTACTTTCATTCTGTACCAAGAAATCCATTTCCTCTTGATACTTCAGTTTCTTGCAGTTTTGTTTTACAATTGCTTCATGATCCAGTGTGACACACTGAATGTTAATCGGACTCAAAATTTTCTTGTCCATAAGATCCTTGGTTGTTATGATCTTTTTGACCCGACCGAATAAACCTTCAATGACTAATTTATGGGTTTGTGTCCCATCTAATGTCCCTGTGGTTCCAACACGATACTCAGCGTTCGTCAACTTCGTCAGGAGTCCCGTTAGAGACTTTGCCTTAAAAAGATGACACTCATCCCCTATTACTGCTCCAAACTCCTCAAAATCGCTCTGAGGGAGTTTATAGATGCTTTGCCATGTGCTTATGGTAACTCTCTTGGTTGATTTTTTTGCCTTCCCGGAGTAAACACTGTGACAATTTCTTTTTGCGTTCCACGATGATAAATTTGAGTAGTCCTCAAAGTCGCTTAACATCTGAGTAACCAAGCCAGTCGTGGGGACGATAATTAAAATCTTTTTGTTTTCGGGAAGTCTTGAAAGATAATAACGTATGAGAGCATAAATGATAAGAGATTTTCCGGACCCTGTTGGAGAAAGCAAGAGACATCTCCGTTTGTTAATAGCATGATGTATTGCGTCAAATTGATGCTCATGTGGCATAATCTCCTTATCACCAATGGATAAATTTAAAGTTTTGAGAAAAGAATACACTTCCTCTGGAGATGTTTTCTCGATCTCTGGACTTTCAAACTCAACGGTATAATTTCTATCCTTTGCAAATTGCAAAACGTAATCAGTCAAACCAGCATAAATTTTACCTGTATGAACATTAAAGAGACGAATTTGACCGTCCCAGATTTTATTTTTATATGCGGGAGTGTATTGATAATTAGGAACAAAAAATGTGAAGTGTTGACTTAACTCTTTTGTTAAGGCCCGATCACATTTAATTTGAATATATGCAGAATCAAACTGTTCAATAATTACATCACTCATACACCATATTTATGGTGTGAGTATTACCCTGCGAATTCAGTCATTCGCATCCAGTCGATTGCTGAACGAATATTCCAGTTAAGATTGTTGATTGCTTTCATTACACCCTCAAGATAATTTACTTTTTCTCGCAGGAGAACAACTTTGTGTTGTAGCAAAATTACATCATCATCTGCGTTTATAAACTTATCAATGTCGGTTTTTAGCACAGTAAGATCAAACGAATCCCAACCAAGATCGTCTAACTCCTCTTGACTCATTTTTCCTGTATAGTAGAGCCACTTCTTGTGACGAAGTTTAACAAGATCGGAATCAAACTTGGATAACGAAAGACGATCATTCATCAGGAAGTTGAGATACTTGTTATGAATTTGTGGAATACGAATAGACTCCGATGCCAGATCAGTTTTATCAATGGTCAGGTCTTTTTTGACTTCTG